TGGGAAGCCTGATGAGCTTCCCATTGCTTTGTCTCATTAACAAGACAATAGTTGATTTGTCTCTCAATGACTTGCTGGAGACAAGGAAGATAACCTTCGCTGAGTGGAGTGGTCATCGCTGTCTCATCAACGGCGATGACCTGTTATACAAGGAGCCTTTGGAGAAGACCCTTTTGCACCCGCGAATAATGTACCATTCCTCACAGGTCGGGTGTGAGACAAATGTCGAGAAGTCTATGGTTGACGGTAAGTTAGCCGAGATCAACTCGACCATCTTCTCTGAAGGCAAATTGCTTCAGAAAACGAACGTGAAGGCCATGTATATGGCGTCGGGTGAGGCGGACGTATTGGGGTACGCCCTGAGAAGTTCGAGGACCCCGGCCGTATTCCGCCGGATCGTTCGTGCAAATGCGAGATTCCTGGCGCGCCAAGAGCGGAAGACCCTGTGGGGTCTCCCGCACTGGGCGAGGTTCTTGTGCCTGAAGGATCGCAAGATTCGGAAGGCTCTGACAAGTTCGTGCGATCGTCAGGACCTGTCTCGCAACCTCTTTAACCTCGAAAAGCGCCCGATCGGTTATGATCTTAGCCGACGGGAAGAAGTGAAGGTAATTAATGATCGTGTGTCCCTAGTACGGCCTGCCGTGGTAGCTAGTTTTGGACTTAAGAAAAGGAAGAAAGAGGAGGATCTACTTATGATCCCTCTTGGGAGCCTCGGTTCCTGGGAGGAGGATTGGGTTGAAGTTGTTAGGCTACCGCGGAGGAAGTATGAGATCCAAGAGGGAAGTCGTTCTATTAGGAGCCTGAAACGACGACCTACCAGCCTGGAGGAGGACGACAAGGTCCTCTGCTGTCTCGCCAGGTACTGGGAGAGGAAGAAAGGAGCGGAATTGGTGGAAGAACCGGCTAGTAACCGGCAGCGTGGCCTTCCGGGGATTTCCTTCGGGAAAGATCGGGATTGCCCCTGGGTCATTGAGATCCAGGAAGCCATCAAGGCCGAAAGGGCCCGAACCCTTCCGGCTAAACCCACTGGTAGTAACCCCAAGACGCAGGACCTGAATCGGAGGATTCTCGGTCTGGGCTTTGAGTTCCAGATTGACTTTCTGAGGGTTTAGGTGTTCGAAGGAGTCTTCCCGTGGGAAGTCCGAGCTGCGGGAGCGCAG